GGGGCCTGTCATGGGCTGCACGCCAATGATCTCGTTAGCGATCACTGTGGGCATCACTCGACGGATAACAGGAAGGATAACCTTGTTCAATGTTGCAACATTGCCTTGGCTTGTGGCGCCAGGAGTTGCATTTTCAAACAAGATACCAGCCTTGCTGCTTAGGTCACGCTTGGTATTCTCTAGAACCACTTCCATAACTTTCTTGCGATTGCCGGTGAGGCCCTCGCAGAGAGCGTCTCTGGTGAGATTCCAGTTGGCTTCAAAAAGGTTGCCTTTCATAGTCATTTTCTCCTTATTGTGCTTTGGCTACACCGGCCAAATACAAGATATTTTGAAGATCAGGATCTTCAGTTGGGTTTTGTTGTGTTTCCACGAGACTTACTCTGTCTCCGGAATGAGCCACAGCTTTTCTGGGTGCTACTGGCGCTGCTTTTGGTGCAGAGGCAGCAGTTTGGTTCAATACTGCGGGCAAGTATCTGTGGTAGCTTTCTTTTAGATGTGAGGTTTTCACATCTTCCAGGAGGCTTTCCATGATCTTTTTCTTGTCTCTGGCCAAGGGACTCAATAGCTCATTGAGCACTTGTGCTCTTTGAAGCTGAGCTTGTGCTGCACGGCTTTGTGCACGAACGCTTTCCAGGAGATTTTCTTTCTCATGAATTGCCTTTTGTGCTTCTGCTAGTGCTGCTTGTTGCTTCTTGAGTTGATCACTGAGCTTTTTGACTTGAGTACCTTCTGCAAGGTAGCTGGTCATGAATTCAGCGGCCACAGCTTCGAAGATCTTACGACCAAAATTGTTCTCACGAGCAATCTTGATGTCGTCTCTCCATTGCACCAACTCGCGCTTGATTACCTCGTTCAAGGTTTTATCAACCACGGTGGTTGCTCTGTTGACAAATGAGCGTTGAGTCTCATCCAGCTTGCGCTTTGCTTCGCTTGCCAGTTTGATTCGTTGCTCGACCAGAGCCTTTTTGTCACGTTGAAATTCGGAAATTTCTTCTGACAATTGCTTGAGAACAAAGTTCTCCAGTTTGCCAATTTTAGCTTCGAGAGTTGCTTGAGTGCTTTTCTTGCTCTCCAGCAGTTCTTTAGCCATAGATTTGCGTTGAACAGCCAACTGTTGTCTGTCGGCTTGGAACTCAGCAATTTCCTTCCGGATCTCGCCTTGCATAAACTGTTCCATCATTTTCACATGTTGGGCCAGCTTTTTGTTGTAAGTGGATTTTGCTTCACTGACAGCTTTGGTGAGTTGCACCTTTTTAGTTGCCACTGCTTGCTTGTCTTGAGCGAACTCACTGAGTTCTTTTCTCACAACATCGTTCAACATCTTGTCCATGGCTTCCACAAGCAATCCGCGCTCGTGCTCGAAGCGGTGAGCATAACTTTCTTGGAGCTTTGTCTCAGCTTCTTTGAGCTTGTTTGTGAATGCTTCCTGAAGGGCAGTTTTGGCTTCGGGGCCAAGCACTTCGTTCTCCAGGAGCTCTTGTAGTTGTTTTTCCATAGGACTGGCGTCTCCTTGTTAAATCTTCAACTCGTTAACCCAGCGTAGCAAGGTCTTGGTGAGATGCTTTTGAGCCTTCTCATCTTGACGCACGCTTTCTGCCAAGTCTCTGATGTTGTTGCCGAGCCTTCTGTGATACATGGCCTCATACACAGGTACAGGGAATGCACTTGGGGCTGAAGGTTTGGCTACTATGTCGACTGTCAACATTTCAAATTCTGAAACGTTCCCATAGGGATCGACATTGCCTGAGCCACGTGATGAAACGCCAAGTTTTACACCACTCTCAAGCAAGGTTTTTGCAATTTGACCGCAAGGTGTTGGCAGTACCTTCAACTTTCCGATGCCATTGGGTCCATCCATCCACATCTTGATGATGCTGTGGCTCACACGATCCAAATGGATCTGCAGCTCTTGTGGATGATCCAGTTCACCAGGCACGCCGTTGTCTTTGGCGATGCTTGAATTTACTAGCTCTACGGCTTTGCGAATCTCATCTACAGGATAGACTCTTCCGTTGTGATTTTTGATTCCTCCTTGAATGAAGATGCCTTCCATGAATAGGTTCTTTGTACCACCTTCAATGGCCTCAGTAACCACCTTCATTTGGGCGTCATCAAAATGCAAGTGTTCTTGTAGAATCTTAACCATTTTTGTTTTCCTGTTTGGTTTCAGTAATG